AATAAAAGGAGTTTTAATTATATGGAAACAGTATATAGAGTTATTTACACAGGCTATGATGATCAAAGCTGGGATGACTTCAACACTAAAGAAGAAGCTATTGAAAGAGCTGAAGATATTTGGGAAGAAAATAATCACCAAGGTTCAGTCTTAGTTGTCGAAACAAGAATCAGTGATGGCGGTGAAGATTATGATATCGTATTTGAAAAGTCAGATGAATTCGAAGATAAGCTTGCAGGCGATGAACCAGAAGGCTTTGAAGATAACGAAGCACCTGTATTAGATGAACCAGAAGAAATCAAAGGTGAAGAAGACTTCGAAGAAAGCTTAAAAGAAGCTGAAGGCGAAGAAGAAAAGAAAGAATATGACTTCGATGAAGATAGTGCATACAATGATAGAGACTATGATGAAGAAGAATATCGTCCAGAAGAAGAAATTGCTGATGATGAATTTGAAGCACCAGAAGATCCATTTGCAGATGATGACTATACTAAAGGTGAAATCGAAAAAGTATATCCAGAAGAAGCATCAAATGAAGAAACAATTTGGGTTTATCAATTCCCAGAAGAATTCAATCTTCGTAGAGTAATCGATGATGCAAAGAATTTCAACTTAAAAGAAGTTCCATCTGAAGGTGACGATGATGATATTTGCTTCGCTGGTAAGTATTCAGACTTAAAAGCTTTCTCAGCATCTTATCAATATATTATGAATGCTGACTACCTCGTTCCAGAACAATGGTTCTCAGGTGAACGCTTAGCTTATTAATCAACAAATAAAAACTAAAAACATATTAGAGTCTTGAAATATAGACTCTTTTATTTTAATTGCTAAATTAAATGATAAGGAACTTTTAATTATGACTGACAAAGAAAGAAATATTAAAATAGAACATATTGTAAACGATTATCAAGAATATTTTACAGATAATAAAATTGAAACAATTCAAAGATACTGCGATAGATACGACTGCGATTTTGATGATACAATTTATAGAATCGTAAGTGAATATGTAGATGGCTTAAATATGGTTAGAGCTATTGATTTAGTATTAGATGAAATGGTTTCAGGTTTTGAAGAATCATTAAATGAACAATTACGTTTACAAGAAAAGATTCCATCTGAGTTAGCTAAAGCATATTGGCAATCAGACATCTTCAACAAAGAAGGATATTTCAAAGGAAGAAGAAGATCACCAAATGAATACAACATTGATAGCTTCTCAAGTGATCCAGCTAAACACTTAACACGTTATACTGACTATGAAAATGCTACATATAAACAATTAACTCCAGCAGAAGCAAAAGAATTAGTTAAGAAGAATAAAGATGAATTACCTAACATCAGAATTCTCTATAAACCAACAATTGTTTATAAACATTATAAATATAGAAAAGATCGACCATATGAACATGAAACAGATGCAAATGGTAATCCTATCTATACAGAAGAAAAAGAATTATCAGATAAAGCATATTTAATTGCATATAATGATAAAGGAAGTCAAGTATTCTATTTCACTCGAGATTCGATGGAAGGATGGTCAAAAAATATTGAACCTTTAGGACATGTTACAAAAGGTAAGAATGCTGGTGCTCCTATTTTTGATAGTAGACTTGTTCCATTTAATACATTATGTGACTTAGCTTATAAGATTTACTGGACAGATGAACAATCAGCAGAAATGCAAAAGAGTAGATCAGATAAGAGAGATGCTCGCGGTGGTACAACATATATTGACAAGATATCAGACCGTCGTGGTCAAGTAGTTCGTGATAGTAAATCATTTGGTAAATCTGGTGGTTATGTTGAAACAGATATTGGTTCTGATGCTGACTGGGCAAAACAAGCTGTCGATACTCAAGCTGATACAGGTAGACATAGAACTACTTATTCATTAAAGAATGGTGATACTCGTGGTGATAGTGGATATAATTGGGAAAGCAAACAAAGATACTTAGATGATTTCAAGAGATATTCTCAATGGGCAAAAGATGAAAAAGCTAAGATTGATGCAAACTTAGAAAAAGATCCAAACTACTTAAATACACCTGGAGGTCAATCTGCTTTACGTTCTATGAAACATGATGAAGAACAAGCAAAAGACGCCTACAGACAAGCGTATAAAGAAAAAGATAGAAAAGCTAAAGATCGTTATTTAGCTAGTGAATTCGATTTAAGAAAGAACTTCTGGAAAGTATTAGACTTGAAAAATAACGTAGAAAGAGCTCAACAAGATATTAATTACTATAAAGCTCCTGCATCAAGTGCTGTAGCTCTTACTCAAGAAAGAGAAGACCTAGCAAAGTTACAAAATGAACTAGTTGAAATTCAAAAGAAGATTGCTAAGCTTGAAGACATGATTAAGAATAATGATATTACAAATAGCTCTAATTCATATCAAGTTGACTATTATACAAACGCATTAACTAAATTCGCTGATGCTAGAGAAGAACTAGATCAGATTATGGATAGAATTGATGCGAAGAAAGCAAAAATTAAGAAATAACTTATGAAAAGAAGATTGAGATACATCTTCTTTTTTATTTATAAACTCTTGCTAAATTAAATGATAATACTATAAAAGGATTATTTTAATATGAACTTACAAGAATATATTGATGATGTCAAGCTTGAATTAACAGGCGGAATACTTGAATTAGAAATGCCAGATGAAACAATCGGACGTTATGTTAAGCTTGCTTTAAGAGAAATTCAACGTTATTTAAACAGTACACAATTAGTAACAATTCCATGTTCTTCGTGTATTGATTTAGAAGATGCAAACTTATTCCCTGATGGCGTTAGCTCTGTTACAAACATCTATAGACCACGAGGTTATTTATTTAATGATTATAAAGATCGAGTTATTCAAAAAGATGGTGAGGCAGCACTTAATGTTGACCCAATGCAATTTATGATGTGGAGAGTTTTCTCAAATAATGGTAGTATGCAAAATGTTCAAAACTATACATTGAACTATATGTCATATGCTACATTAATGCAAATGAGAAGTACAGTTTCTACAGACTTAATCTTTAGAGAAGGTGTTAATGCTAAAACTCATCATAGAGAATTATATATTAACTTCTCAGCTCAAAAGCCTTCTGAAATTACAATTGAGTATGTACCTAAGGTAATGAGTGTTGAACAAATCATTAGTGACTATTGGATTGATATTTTAAGAAGATTATCAGTAGCATTAGTCAAACAAGGATTAGGTCGTATTAGAAGTAAATTCAAACAAAACAATCCAGTTTATCAATTAGATGGCGAAATCTTATTAGAAGAAGGTAACGCTGAATTGGAAGCTATTAGAACAAAATTAGAAGCAAATAACACATTATTCTATCCAGTAGATTAAAAGGAGATATAAAATGGAAAATTATTCAATTAAAGACGCATTCAAGTCATTAAAAGAACTCGATGAAAAGGAAGTTAAATTAGCTTATATTCCTTCATTAAGAGAATCTATCGCAAAAGATGACGGCAAGCAATATCTTATCGAAAGTGAAATTCTTAGCACAAGAGATAAAGATGATATGGCTAAAGCAGAAGAAATGCTTGATGACAACGAAGAGCCAGAAAAGCTTGAACAAGTTATCGATGTTGATGCTAACATTGAAGCTGATTTAAAGAAGCCACATGTTGGTGATGGATTATTACAATGTCCAAGATGTACAACATTATTCTATAAAAAAGTAGATGAACTCGAACAAGATGAAGAAACATATACTGATGAAAATGGTGTTGAAAAACATTTCTATAATAAAGGACTTACTTGTCCACATTGCGGTCAAGACGAAGATGGTTTCCAACTCGTAGGTCAAGTCGGTGCTCCAACATTAGAACAACCAGTTGAAGAACCAGCTCCAATGGAAAGTGGCTTTGAACCTATCGAAGAACAACCAGCAGAAGAAGCATCTGCAGAAGAAGATAATGGACAAGTTAATCCAGATGAATTATTTGGTGAAGACGAAACTCCAGTAACAGATGCTATCTTTAAAGAATCATTAAAAGAAGACATCGCTGAAGATGAAGTATGCCCAGAATGTAAACAAGCAGGCTTATCAACAGTTATCTCTGATTTAATCAAAGATGAATGGGAAGCAATTGATGGCTATAAGAGTTCAGTTGCTACATTTAAAGACCAAGGACAAGATCCAAATGTTATTAAAGTATTCGAAGATATTATCGCAGAAGAAATGAAACATGTTGGTCAATTAGAAGCAGCTTTAAAAGGCATCGCTCCTGAATCTGAAAATATTGAAAAAGGAAACGAAGAAGGTGAACAACAATTAGCTGGTAATGATATTGATCTTCCAGTTGAAGAAGAACCAGTTGAAGCAGAAGCTGAATTAGGTGAAAGTGCTACATTTGACAAACTCATGAAAGCAGCTCAAGGCTTATCAGAAGAAAATATCGAAGTAGAAAGCGATAAAGATGAATTAAGAGAAGTAAATGTTCAAGATGATATTGAAGCATTAGATGATGCTGCTAAAGAATTAAATATTAACGTTAAAGAAGCATTAACTCCAGCTAAGTTTGACTTTGACAAAGATGAAGTAGTTGAACCAGAAAATCACGAAACACAACCTGCAAAGTTTGACTTCGATAAAGATGAAGATGCTTATGAAGATATTATCGATTTAGATGACATCGATGAAAAATCATTAGATGAACAATTATCTAAATATTTAAAAGAACAAATTGAAACATTCGAATCATATACAACAACAAATGCATCATTAGATGAAGACTTAGGTAAATTATTTGTCGAAGGTTGCGTTAAAGAAAATGATGGTTCTGAAACAAAAGCAGAATTTGAATTCAACGTTAAAGACTTCGATAAAGCAAATAACAAATTAAGATTTACAGAAGCAACAGAAAATATTACATTAACAACAAGCATTAACGAAAAGATGTTAGTTACAGAATCATTAGAATAATAAAGAAAGGAGCATAACATGGATCAATTTGATACAGGTATATTGATTAACAAAAATGATATTAAGCTCCACAGACAATGGTTCAAAGAATTGTGTAGAATGATTGGCATCAATATTCTATATAAAGCACCTCGTAAAGACAAAACATATGACTTACATGGTGAATTATTATCTCATTATTCAGAGCCAATTAAAGTAGGATGTATTTTCGAAGATCATCCAACACAACAAACAATGAAGAGACTTGGATGGACAAGTGAATTACAAGAATCAAATTCAATTATTCACTTACCTGATGACTTACCAGATTTACAAATCGGTGCATTAGTTATCGTTCCATCTGGTCAAGATTCAACAAAAGGAAGAGTATTCAAAATTATTAAAATGAGCACAATTGCAGTTTATTCTACAACAGTTGCTTGTGAAATTGGTCCAGTATTTGATTCAGATGCAGAACCAGCTTCATCACTTGATTACTCTAAAACTTCAAATAACTTTATCAGAGTAGGAGAGGAGGACGACTAATATGCCAAACGTAGAAGACAGAAATCGTGACATTAATGGTCGTTTCCAACCAGACTATCTTGATGAGTTAGATTGGGAATCAAAGTTCAAGGACGCAAAGTCTTTATATGACTTACAAAAACTATATAAAGAATTCTGCATTACAATGTTCGGAAGAAATGGCGAATTAGATCAAAACGTATTAAAGTTATTAGAAGATCTAAGATTAGCTATTCAAACTGAAATGTTAAGTAAAGGATTTACTTTTATGCAAAATCCATTCTTAACTTATGTTAGAGACTTTGTAGTAAAGAATCCTGAATCATTTACAAAAGAAAAATATAATCTTATTCATAACGCTTATCTCGATAGACTTATTGATGATAATGACTTAAAAGGAAAAGGTTTCTTCAAGAAAGACAATTTAATCTTTGATCCAGAATTCTTCAATTTAGATCAAAGACTTATGAAGCAATACTTGGTATTACAAAACAGATTTAAGAATATTAGTTCTTCTGATATTGGAAATACAAAGATATTAAATAAATATAACAACTTTGAAAAAGATGCTGATAAGAAACAATTTGTTACTGATATGTTCAAAAATGGACTACCAGCAAAAGACTTCTATTCAGTATTACACAGCAATAAAAAAGATCCACTCAGAAGTGCTCATGAAATCAATCAATTATTAGCATTAGTTGGAGCAAATAAAGAAGAAGCTGAAGATGTTGGAAGACGCAACTATAAAGATTTAGTAAACAGTTGCACAACAATTCAACAATGTAAAGATGTCCTTACAGGTATTCTTTATGGAGTATCTCTTGATACGAATTCTGAAAAGACTCTAGCAACTGCTGAAAAGCTTACTAGAATGTTAACAAAACACTATTTGAATCCAAAATTAACTGATACCGAAAAGAGTAAGATATTTAGAACAACTAAGAAAGTCTATAACATTACTAAAGGTAGCGAGATTCAAGCAACCATGAGAGAATTAGTCGATAAGATTAATCAAATGGAAAATGCAGCAAAAGCAAAAGAAGCAGGTAAACAACAATGATAATCGAATTAGGCAAAGTACATAGTGATATTCAATATCAATATCTTAAAGCTCACTATAAGGTTGACTGTTGTAGAAAAGCTCTTATGTGTAACTTCAATAGTTATTCTAAATATGAAAAGATTATTAGAGAGAACTTTAAAGTAAATAAGCCAATGAAAAATATTATTATTGACTTAATTAACGACATTAAAGTTACAAAAGATGCTGACGGTAATTGCTTCGCCGAATTCAAATCAAATAAGTATGACCAAATAGCAAGATTGCTTATATATGGTAATACAGAAGTAAAAGGAACAGACTTATTAGAAATTATATTACAAAGAAGGAAATAGAATATGTCAATTAGTTTATACGATAAAGCTATTTATGATAAGATTCACGCATGGTTACCAGATCCAAGATTGCGTATTTTAAAAGTTGACGAAACTGCTCAACTATTTAGAATGGCAGCTGATATCAAAAACGATGCACCATTAACACTTCCATTAGTATCTATTCTAAGAAAGTCAGAAGTTAGCTTATTACAATCAACAAAAAGTATGTTAACCTATAATGGTATCATCTTAAATAAGGAAGCTGTTGAACAAGGACAAGATGCTAGATATGCTCAATTAAATGGTATCCCTATCGAAGTAACTTACCAAATTGATATTTATACAAAAAAATATTATGAAGGTGATGAAATGATTAGAGAATTAGCATTCCAACTTATTAACAATCCAAAGTTAGAAATTGAGATTCCATATTGTAGTGTTAACATTGTACACCCAGCTTATATTCGAGTTATTGGTTCAATTGTAGATAATAGTGATATTGCAGAAAAAAGATTTGCAGATCAATTTACAAGATGGACTATTCAATTCAAATTAGAAAATGCATATTTATTCAGAGTTAAAGAAACTACTCCAGTATCAATGGGCGAAGATGTCGAAGTTAGTAGTGGAGGTGGTTCAACTGAAACAGTTACAGTATTGGGTGAACTTGATGTTGTAACTAAACTTGAAGATTCATCATTAGATGTTGAAGAAGAAGCTCTAGAAATAGAGAAAGAAACAGAAAACTAATGAATAATTTATATGCTAAATTAAATGATAAAAAAATTTTTATTAAATTAAAGGAGATAAAAATATGCCAAAAGTAAACATTTACGAAGAAGACTTAACAACTTCAGGCAGTTCTGAAAATAATGATTATGTTGTTTTTATTCCTGGTTCACAAGGTAGCAATTCAGAAGAACATGTAGAAGCTCATGATTTAACATTATTTACTAAAGAAGAAGATTTCACAAATGCAACTACAGGTGTTATTAAAGATACTAATAACCCAGTTGCTTATGATACTGCTGTTAAATTACTTAAAGCTGGTATGAAAGTTCTTTGGGTAGGTTTCAACTATAGTAATCAATGGTCAGCAGAAGAACTTGCTGCAGTTAAGGCTGCATTCGATTCTATTAAAGATAAGAATCATTATTTAAACTTACGATTCATTACTTGTGGTGACTTCCAACAACAAACAGCAGTTGCAGCATCAGGAGATGAACCAGCACATTTATTCTCTCAATATGCAGTTCAAATTGCTGCTGAAAGAGGTGATTGCGTTGCCTTAATTGATGCTAATGCAGCAGTTTCAGGAACTCAAACAATTGATGAAGCAATCAATGCTATTGCAGGTCTTAAAGCTACGGTTACAAGACAAAACAGCGGTGAAAAGGAATGGATTTCTAAATATGGTGCAGCATTTGCTGGTGAACCAACATTTAAAGATGATGCTAAAAAATATCCAACATACATTTCATATTTACTTGCTTTCAATCGTTCTGTAAGAAACAATAATCCTGATTGGTTTGCAGCATCAGGTTCTGACAGAGGTAAAGTTAGTGATTTAGATTCAACACTTCCAGTATTTAGTGAAGCTGATATTGATCAACTTCAAAAGAGATCAGTAGGTGCAAACGAAACACCTCATAGAGCAACAAACCCTATTACAGAAATCTATCCATATGGAACTATCGTATGGGGTAATAGAACATTATTCCCTGTAGCATCAGTCGATGGTGATAAAGATACAAACGAAGGTATGAAAGACTTAGTTGCTAGCTCATTCCTTAACATCAGACATTTATGCTGTGATATTAAGAAAGAAACATATAGAGCATGCAAGAAGTATGCATTCGATCCAAATTCAGATGTCTTATGGATTAACTGGAAATCATCTATCGTTGCATTACTTGAAAAGATGAAAGCTAACCAAGGCATTTCAGGATACAATATTAAGAAAGTTGCAACAACAAAGAAAGCTGTTCTTAAAGCAAAAATTACAATCGTTCCGATTGAAGCAGTTGAAGACTTTGATATTACAGTCTCACTTGTTGATTCAATTGTTACAGAATAATAGAAGGAGATAAAGATGGCTGAAAAAATTAACTCAAGCACATATCACATTAGTGCTGATCCAGGCAATTACGAAGTAGCAAGAAGTAATTACTTCATGTTTATCGTAGAAGGTCTTGGCGACTTAGTTTATGCTGACTATGCATTTGATAGAGCAGCAGCTACTGATGATGACAAGATCAAGAATGGTCAAGAAGTTCTCAAATTAAGCGTTAACAAAGCATCAGTTCCAAACTTCTCAATCAACCCAATTGAAATTAGACGTGGTAACTCAGTAGTTAAATATGCTGGTAATCCAACATTCGATGCTGGTTCACTTGAATGTCAAGACTTCGTTGGCTTAGGAACAAAAGATGTATTACAAGCTTGGAGAGCATTAGCTTATGATGTCGTTAATGATAAAGGCGGATTAGCTAAAGACTACAAGAAGAATTGTACATTAGTTGAATATGATCAATCTCATGAACAATTAAGATATTGGGAATTAGTAGGTTGTTGGATCTCTGGTATTCAAGAATCTGAATTCGATGTATCTGCAGATGGTGATAGAAAGATCAGTGTTACATTACAATACGATAGAGCTATCCCACATAGAAATGACTAACTAAAAGTCATACTAAAAATAACTTAAAAGAAAGTGTCTCTCAATGGGATACTTTTTTTATTTATAAATAGTTAGAAAATAAAATAACTCTTGTTAAATCAAATGTTTTAATATATAATATATTGTTATAAACTTTTTATAAATCTTATTGCTAAATTAAATGAAAGGAATTCATTTACATTTATGGGAAGAAAAAAGAAAGATAGAAGCAATAAAATATTGCTTGCATTTGAAGCAACTCGACCATTAAAAGTTCGACTCGAAGAAGAAGCAGAAAGACGAGATATGTCTGTATCAGCTGTTATTAGAGAAAAACTTGAAAAGTCTTATGAAGACAGATAATTGAAAGGAAAAAATTAATATGGAAGAAATGAAAAACACAATTGTAGAAGGATATGTACTTCCTTCGAAAGGCAAGATCTACGCAAAGCAATTCAATCCAGAAGTTGAATTGAGACCAATGACAGTCAGAGAAGAAATGAGAAGAAACTCTCAAACTAACAGACCTTATAAAATGTTAGCTGATATCATTGAAGCTTGTCTAATTAAAAAGTTACCAGTTAGCGTTTATGACTTATGCATCGGTGACTACGAATATTTATTACATAAGTTAAGAGTTGTATCCTACGGCCCAGAATATAAAATGACACTTATTTGTCCAGTCTGCGGTAAAATGGAAGATAAGACAATTGACTTAGATAGTTTACCAGTTAATGAGTATACTGATGAAGAATGGAATAATGACGTTATTAGTTTATTATCAATTACATTACCAGTATCAGGTAAATTAGTTACATTAAAATATCAAACTCCAAGAACTCTTGACGATATCGCTATTAGAAAAGCAGAATTAGAGAAAAAAGGAGTTGATTATGACCCAACAATGTCACTTACATTACAAGCTTGTATTGATACAGTTGATGGTCAACCAATGAGTTTTGCAGCATTAGAAGGCTTTGTACAAAAGTTACACGTAAGAGATGCTAAAGCAATTCTCAAAAACATTAGCAAATTCAGTAGAAAGGTAGGATTAGATACTTCAATTGAAAACACATGTAAAGGTTGTGGCTTTGAAGTACAAACCAACTTTCGCTTCGGACGTGAGTTTTTTGAGCCCATTGATGACTGAGGATGGTAAGCCTTATGGCCCGATTAGATACGAGCAAATAGTAAAAGAGGCTTACGTAATTTGTAAGAGCTGTTACACTTCTTACCAAGACGTTCTTGATATGTCAGTAGTAGAAAAGAATATTCTATTAAGAACAATTCAAGACGAAATTAAACGAGCAGATGAACGTAATGCGAAAATGAAAGCAGAGATGGAAGCTCATAAAAAGAAACGTTAACAGACTTGCTAAATTATATGATATATAATAGATTAAGGAGACACACATGGCTATGGAAAGATTAGATGATGGCTTAGATGAAAATGGACGTGCTGAGTCTCTTTCAAGTTTGATTGAATTAGAAACCCAACTCACAAGAGAGATGGATGATGAAATGGCTGCTAGAAGAGAGGCTGCAGCTAGAAAGATTGCTAAAATTCAAATTGATTCTTATCAAAAACAAAAGGCTATGCTCAAAGAAATTGAGAAGTTAGAAGAAAAGAAAGATAAGGCATCACAAAAGAGAGCTGAAAAGCTTAAAAAAACATTAGAAGAAGCGGCAAAGAATCAAGCTAATCTTTTAACTGCTCAAGAAAGAAAAGACTTAAAGCAAGAAGTTGGACAACAAGGCTGGGTCAAAGTAATTCAAAGTAAAGAATTAAAATCAACAGAAAAGTTTGATACATTAATTAGCAAAATTGGTGACTTATGTAAAAAGTTAGATAGCCAAATCGATACTATTGCAAGTTATCAAGCAAAGATCGATACAAGATTAAATGGTTCAGGTCTTACATATGAAAGCGGTATTTTAGGAGCTTTCAGTAAGAATAAAGGATTAGCAGATAGATTAAAAAATATCGTTGGATTATCACCTTACGTTAAGACAGCTGATGTTATGAATAACTTAGCAACCGCTGTTGAAAAAGGTATCGCTTTCAACGTTGACCAAAGAGCATTCTTACAAACAATTAGTGAAAATATCGCTACTACTTTTGATGCATTTGATAGTACTTTAATGCAAATCATCAGAGTACAACAAGCAGATACAACTGCTGCTCGTTTAGGTATGGAAGCAACATTAACTTCTTACTTGAACAATATGTATCAAAACACAGAATACTTAAGCGGTATTTCAGATACAGTTACTTCGGCCTTATATGAAGCAACATCACAAATGGGTGCAACAAACTCAATTGGATTTGAATATCAAGTTCAAAAATGGTTAGGTTCATTATATTCAGTAGGTATGTCTAACCAAGCTGTATCATCTATCGCATCAGCATTAGGTAACTTAGGTTCAGGTAACGTTTCTGCATTAGCAAGTAACTCAAGCTTACAAAACTTATTAGTTATGTCAGCATCAAGAGCTGGATTAAGTTATGCTAATTTATTAACAGGTGGATTAACAGCTTCAGATACAAATAGTTTATTACAAGCAATGGTAGGATACTTAGCTGAAATTGCTGATAGTGATAACATGGTTGTTAAATCACAATTAGCAGCAGTATTCGGAATGTCCGTATCAGATATTGCATCAGTAGCTAACTTAGTAAAGAGTTCAGCAAGTATCTATAAAAATGGCTTAGATTATGAAGGTGCGATGAGTAACTTAAACTCTATGGCTGACACAATGTATCAACGTGTTAGTGTTAGTGGTATGTTACAAAATGTTTGGGAAAACTTAAAATACGGAATGGCTGAAGGTATTGCTACTAACCCAGTCTTATATGGTATTTGGAAAGTAGCAAATATGTTAGATGCTACTACAGGTGGTATTGCTTTACCTGCAGTTAGTGTTATAGGTAACAGTGTTGACTTAGAAACAACAGTTGCAGATATTATGAGAGTTGGTGCAGTAGGTACTGGCTTATTAAGCGGTATTGGTAATTTAATTTCAGGAATTGCAGCTGGTTCAGGTGGAGGCTTCTCTGGTTCAGGAATGTTAAAAGCATTAGGAATCGGTGGAGGAGTTTCTACAACAGCAAGAGGTTCTGGTTTAGCAGTATTAAGTTCAGGAGCAACAGTTTCACAATCTACATTAATTGGTAATGCTTCAAGTGAAGATGTTCAAGGTTCTATTACAGCTCAAGCAGATGAACAAAAGAATTCTGAAATGGTTAAAGCAAAAGAAAGCAGCAATGAAGTAGATATGAAGACAATTGATGACCACATTGTAGGTATTCAATCAATTCTTCAAAGTGTAGTAGATGGAACAGCATCATTCTCAGTTGTTCAAAGCAATTATGGCTTATCAAATACTACAAATGGATTCGCAGAATAGGAGATATAAATGATTAAGTTTAATGATGATAACATTATCGTTGGTTATATCAAACAATTACTCCACGATTGTAACTTACCAAATGTTGAAGTTGCAGTTGCAGGTAGAATAGTCTTTAATGGACAAAAATATCTCTATAATGGCAATGTTGTAAGATATACAGGAACAACAGGAACCTTTAATGGTACTTTTGCTGATGGTGATATTACTAAACTTTATGCATATAATGAAAAGAAGCCAGTATTAAACTGCGTTTCTAATTTAGATATTAAAGGAATTGAATATGATTCTGCTACACATGAACGCTTAGGTGACTATTTAAGATTTACTCGTGATTATAAAAAGTTAGATCTTATGAGTATGTATAACTGTTTCTCAGACCATATGCCTAAGATTAACATTACAAAAAGAATTGACAATGTAAACTATACATTTAACTCAAATGATAAGAATTATAAGATTTATTCTATTCCAGTTAAACTATTTCAAAATTATACTTTTAGAATTAGTTCAGCATTCCCAGTAGAAGTTGCTTGTATCTTTGAAAGAAGAAATACATATGAGTTACAATGTTCAGATAATTTATTCAATTACACATATCAAAAGTTTGATTGCAATAAGCCAACATTATATACTAAAATAAACGAGCTCACAGTTAATGACTTTAGTGCATTAAATTCTAATAATGATTTCTTCTCTCACCTTGCAGACTTAAGATTACTTATTAAAATCAAAGCTTCTACAAAGAGTGGAATTGTTGTGTTAGAAGGTGATTATAGAAACTATAATGATAGATTGTTTGAAGGTACAGGAACACTTCAAGCTGAAGTAAGAAGCCTTAAGCCATCTTTCAATCATACAGCTATTAACTACATTGATTTAAAGACAGGAGGTTCTTATGCTCCACAACCTCAACAAGCAACCTTAGGTATCAGATCACAGTTCGTCATGTCAAATGTTATTCTCGTTGATCAGGGTGATTGGTTCTATGTTGAAGCTAATCCAGATACTGGTACAGGATTCTGGCCAGGAAATTATCAAGATTATCAACTTAATTCTATCTATGCGTATTATGATCCTCAACAACAACTTAATTTAATACTTTATCTTGTCGATTTAGTTCCTGATGCTTATGATCCACATGAAGATTATGGTTTTAGCTATTATGGTTGTTTTGAAAGCACTATTCCATTAAAGTTTAACAATATCGGCGAAAGTGTAGTCAATAAGGAGCTAATTGAAAAATTAGGTGGAACATATGTAGCACCAAAAGCAGAAGAAACTCATGTTGATAAACTAATCAGTAAATTACAATTATTAGAATTCGATTGCGGAATTGCTTTCCCATTCGCTGATAGATTATATGAATACTTAGTTGAAAATGCAGTTACACATTTAGACAAGACATCAGAAAATATTAAGAGATTACAAAGACAATTAGTCAAGTTAGGTAAGATTCAATCATATGAAGTTGATGGTATTTGGAAACCTATCTATAGAAATTATCTTTACGATATCGCTTTAATTAAAAGATTAAATATTAACTGTAATGATATTACTGGTTATGATGATAAAGATGTTGAAATTCAATTAGGAGAAGAGGAGTAGTATATGAGTATTGCATACATGGAAATGCCACAAAACTATATTTACATTTCACACCTTGGCAATAATGGTGAATATTTAATGATTCCTACATCACCAGATTCAATTCAAGATACAATGCAATCTACATTTGCTCAACAAAATGCATTAAGTAGAAGTGCTCCAGTATTCACTTATAGTAACTCTGGTCCAAGAACTGTTCAAGTTACTTTAACTCTACATAGAGATATGATGGACGATATTAACCTTGGAGCAAGTAATATTGTATTAGAAGATGGTGAAGACTATACAGATACACTTATTAAGAAATTACAAGCAATTGCAGTTCCTAAATATAACTTATCAAATAAAGCTGTTGAACCACCATTAGTAGCAGTTAGATTCGGAAATGAAATCTTTATTAAAGGTGTTGTCAGTGGAGCTATTTCAGTAACATATGAAAAGCCTATCTTAGTAAATAACAAGTATGCATTAGTTACAGTTTCATTTATGGTATATGAAGTTGACCCATATGATGCTACATCAGTTGCTAAGAATGGTTCATTCAGAGGTGTTACAAGAACATTAAAGAGAGGAATGGGATTATAATTATGGACGTATTAACAGACAAACAAATTAAAACATTTGACTACACAAGCAGATACGCATCTGTTCCTTTTTACTATCATTCAGTTGATGGCAAATGGATTTATGGAATTGGACAAAATGTTAACAAAGAAGTTACTTGGGTAGCTCATGAAGTTCAACAATATGATACTTTAGATAGCTTAGCATTAGAATATTATGGTAATCCAACTTTATATTGGGCTATTGCTTATTTCAATGATATTCAAGATTGCTTTATTAACTTATTTGACAAATATAAAATGATTAAGATTCCAAATATCACAAGCGTTACATTTGATGGAGATAGATAATATGACTGCAGCAGAAATGAAAAAACTTGGTGAAGCATTATTCGATAATGGAACATATCTGAGATTGATCCAAGATGATTTTCTTGTATATGAATTAAGATGTTTTGCAGATGCACACATCAATGACTTCACAAACGTCTATCTTGATCCAAATTATACTAGCGGAATCACATTATATATAGTAGACCATTTTAGCTCTAGTCGGATTTATGCTAGACTTGCTGGTGTCAACGATCCGATGATTTACGATGATGATGTTAAGGATGAAGACTTTGTAACATTCGATGAATTATTCGAAGATTTACAAGGTATGCTAAATGATCCTAGAGTAGTAGTTGAGACAAAAAAATGGAGAAAGGTGTAGATGGCTAATATTTCGCTTTTAAATGGAACAAGTAGAGTAGAGATACCATATGTTAAAGTAACTATTGGAACTTATACTTTCGGTGTTTATCAAAAGACAAAAGCTAACGTCAGAGATGTCGATGGCTTCTTTGTTGCGACTAGAATCGTTTATCCTAACTATGTTAAATCATTAACAGTAAAAAAGATTAATGGACAAGTTAACCAATACACATTAAACATTGTCTATCCTATTACACAAAACGATGACCCAAACTTCTTTGAAAAAGTCTTTAGTAGTGTACAACAAACTCGTAAGATTGTATTCAGTTATGGTGATATGGCTTTACCAACATTTATTTATAAAAATGAAGAAGCTTTAATCACAACTGTTACATCAAGCTTCAATATGCAAAGTAACACAATTAGCTACACAGTTTCAGCTGTATCAAGTGCTGCTTTAGCGAAGTCAGGTTGTTATACATTTATTAATAATGGACTTAAGAAACCATCAGATGAAATTAAGAAGTTATTGTATAATAAAACATATGGGTTACAAGAAATCTTCTATGGAATGAATAATAAAGCATTAGTAGAAGAAGCAGGATTAATCGCATCAGACGATAAAGCTGTTAAACTTGAAACTAAAACAAATATTTCTGCATTAGATTATTTATCATATTTAATCAGATGTATGCTTCCAGCATCATCAAATAATAAAGTCTTACAAAATCAATTCTATATTATGACTGTTGTTGATGATACTACTGGTAAGTTCGGTGGTCCTTATTTTAAAGTTAATAAAGTAAGTAACAATATCGAACAATCATCTGCTTATGAAATTGATATCGGTTATCCAACAGCAAATATTGTTAAGTCATTTAACGTAACTAATCAAGAAAACTATTCTATCTTTTATAACTTCCAAAGAGCATTAAGTGATAATGATTATGTATATAGATTAAATGATAATGGTGAATATGAAGAAATCTATTCTCCTGCAATCAGTTCTAACAACCCATTATATAAGACAAGAACTGATGATAAGAACTGGTGGTCAAAGGCTTCTGAATTCCCTATTTCAGCAACAATCACAATTAAAGGATTACTTAGACCAGCAATCTTAATGACTTATGTTAGATTAAATGTTTTATTCTTCGGAAATAAACATATTCATAGCGGATTATATATTGTTACCGCACAACAAGATGATATTAGTGAGAATGGTTATGAAACAACTTTATCACTTACAAGAATTAGTGGAGATAAATAATGCTTATTACATTAGGTAAAGTACTTGAAGTATTAACAGAAGAAAATAAACTTAGAGTTAGAACTCCTATTTTTGAAACATCAGGAAATACAGCTCAAGTTATTTTAGTATGTTCAGTTTGTCATGACCCAGGAAGCTTAAATGGTTATAAAGCTGATGATACAGTTTATGTTACATTTACTGATAATGACTTTACAAGACCTGTAGTATTAGGCAAACTTTATTTAGGACTTGAAAATGAAGAAGGTTCTAACTTTCAAAAAGCAAATGCATTAGAAGTAACACAATCTGCTATCTTACCAGCTAATACAAAAATTGGTGACTTAGACTTCACTGATATTAGCGGTAATTTAAAGAAAGTAGCTGAACTTGATAGTATTTTAAGTAGAAAGCAAAATAGATTAGTAGCAGGAACAAATATTACATTAGTAGATAATCCAAATGATACAACAACAATCAATGCTTCAGGAAGTGGTGGTGCCACAATTCCGCCAGAAAGATTAACATTTGCCCAAAACTTAGTTGTTAATGGTAATGGCTATCAAATGCCAAATGTTAAATTTGGTAGTGAACAAACTTATGGAATATATACTTATAGAGAATTCCAAAATAACTCTACTAGTGCTCCAATTACAGATACAACTACTATTAAAAACTATCTTACAATCATGACTGGCAATGACGCTATTCCAGTTTATGATGCAGATGATGGTAAAGCTTGTTTTATTCATTGCTCAGAATCAAATACATTATGGAAGATTCAAAGACAAGTGGGTGGAGCTACTAATGACCGATTATGGGCATTTAAAGTAGTAGATGCGCCTTTCTCATTAAATATTAAAGATGGCACAGGAGAGAACTCAATTCGTCAAGCAACTTCAGTAGCCGGCGGTAGCAACTCTGCTGCTTTAGGACACAATACTGAAACATCAGCTAACTGCACATTTACAGCAGGCACTCATACATTTGCAGGTTGTCTTGCTCAAACAGCTGTTGGTAAATACAATACAAAGTATACAGGTGGTAACTTATTATTCGTTGTTGGTAATGGTAGTGCTGATAATGATAGATCTGATGCTTTTAAAGTATGGACAAATGGCACAGCTGAAATTCAAGCAGTAGGTACAGGTGATAATGCAGTTGTTAATAAAAAATATGTTGATGATAGATGTATTACTGAAATCAGTACGCAGACAATTGTTATTTGGGATTTAGCTGATGGTCTTTATCTATTAACTTATAATGGTGCAAAAACATTAAATTATGGAAGCGGCACTCAACAAATCAACTCTATCGGTAAAGTTCTATTACAAGTCCAATCTACAACAGGAACAATGAGAATATTCCAATGTGAACGAGATTATCAATCACTTGTCTATGGTTATGTAGCTAGCGCAACTACTGGCGGCTGCTATTCAATGGCCAAACTTCACGGTGTATCTACTTGTAACGGTGGCACTCTAAAAAATATTTATGCTCCTGAAACTGTTGGAAGCTCAGGACAATATTTAAAGTCAAATGGCTCTGGTGCACCAACTTGGACAACACCTACTCACAGCTATAGGCATGATATTATGTTATTTGATAACGGTAGATATTTCTGTTGTTTTAATTTCATTAATAATAATCCAGTAGCCTATACAACAAACGCTGCTATATCGGCAGCATTATTCGCATTAGGATTTATTTATAGCGCCGGAAAGTTCATGTTGGCAGGTGGTCCAGAAAATACTAACGCATATCGTGCAGTAGCTGGTGCTCAAGGAAGTAACGTATTCTATCTTAAGAGTGATGGCACTTGGGCAAATAGTGATTGGACAAGTGTATCTGATGTCGTTACACAGATTTGTTAAAATAAAGTTATAAAAAATATATTATAAAGTTGTTGCTAAATTAAATGATAATTTAATAAGGACTAAATATGAAGAGTTTACAATTCCCAAATATGTTCAAAACTAACTCAACATTAGTAACAGATACATATTTAGATGCAACAAAACAAAATACACATTTATTACTTAGTTGCGAAAAGGGCGAGTTATTCGGTGACCCTTATTTCGGTATTAAATTAAAAGGTTATTTATTTGACCAAAACAGTTATGTCCTTAGAGATATCTTAATTGATGAGATTTATACACAACTAGCATTATTTATTCCTCAATTAAAAGTAAATAGAAATGATATTGAAATCATTCAAAACAAGCAAAAAGGTCTATTGATTTGCAAGTTTAAAGGTGTTAATCAAATTGACTTTACAGTAGATACATATAACTTAGTGTTATATTCAAATGAAAGCAAATAGGAGATAGAAGATGATTACAGAAAAAGAATTCGCTATTAGCAATGATAGTTATACAAAAAAAGATTTCTATCAAATCTATCCTGAGATTTTAGATTTAGTTACAAAGATCACAGCAAGATGGAATCCAGATTCATCAAATGAAAGTGATCCAGGTATCGTTCTTTTAAAAGTTTTATCATTTATTGGAGATAAGTTAAACTACAATATTGACAAGAACGTATTAGAATGTTTCATGCCATCAGCAACTCAAGAACAATCAATGAGAAAGTTATGCGAGATGATGGGTTATGAAATGAAATATTATGGTTCAGGTACTACAACAATTACTTTCCAATATGAAGGTGAAGAATTACAATCAGGAGATTCATTCTCACTTCCAGCTTTCGATACAGTTGTTACAGATACAGCAGGTGAAGTCAATTATGTCTTAACTCAAGGTATCACAATTACAACATTAAGTAAATCAGCAACAGCAACAGCAATTGAAGGTACATTATGTCAAGCAGTTGCAGCTGATAGCGATGTTATTATTTTAAATGATTTAGATGATAACAATAGATTCTACTTACCAGAAGAAATGATTGCTCAAAATGGTATTTGGATTAGAAATGTTCAAACTCCAACGATTGCTTGGGAATCATCTCCATGGCATAGAGTTACAAATCTCAATACTCAAGGCTTAACTGGTGATGAACAATATTGTTATAAGTTCGGTTATGATTCTAAAAAGAATTTACCTTACATCGAATTCCCAAATAACATTAGTGAAATTATCGGACAAGGATTAAATATTCAATATGTTAGAACAACAGGAGCTAATGGTAACGTTGCTGCTAAAGTTTTAACAAAGATTGCAGATACAACATCAGTTACTTCAGCAGGTGGAACAGAAATTCCATTAGTAGAAGATGATGAAACACAATTATTGCTTTTAGCTAACTATTCAGCATCAACAAATGGTGTAGATAAAGAAACATTAAATTCAGCATATAACAACTTCAAGAGAACAATTGGTACATTTGATACACTTGTTACTTGCAGAGATTATGCTAATAAGATTTATCAATTAGTTTATTCAGATACAGATACAAGAAATCTCGTTTCAAATGTTCAAGTAAGTGATATTAGA